TAGCTAAAGCTGGATTTAATTTAGCTAATTTAAAAGCTGTTAATGCAACACCATATGCAATTAAAGCCTTACCTATAGCTATAGCACCTTCTGCTATCATTTCTCCAATACCACCAAATATATCTACTTTTTCACCAGCTAATGCCTGACCAATATTTGTTGCAAACTGAGTAATTACATCTGTTAATACACCTTCTATAATACCTTTTATTTGTTGCGAAGTAGAATCCCAACTTTCACCATACCCTTTTAATTGAGCTTTTTGATTATTAATAGCTTTATTTATAATCTCAATAGATTCTACATTACCAAAAGCAAATACTTTAAGCAATTCTAATTGCTTAATCTTCATATTAATATCCTCTTGCATAAGAGTGATACTATTTCTATGTAATTTTAATTCAGTTTTTAATTCTAAATTTAATGAATCAACTCTGTCTTTTGTATATTTAACTTGAGAATCTGTCTTCTTTTTTTGAATAGCTTCATAAGCTCTTTCTGAATCTTTGTATATTTTAGTTTCAAATGCTATATTAGCATTTATACTTTCTTGATTTCTTTTATATTCTTTATCATCATATTCCTTAGCAATTCTATCCATATTTGCTCTATATGAAGCATAATATGTTTCTGAATTAGAAAATCCAGCAGCTCTCATTGTTTCTAATCCTTTTTCTAAATCTAAACCAGCTTGAAATTCCTTTTTCGCTCTGTCATCTAAACTATTTAAATAGGCATTTGTTTCAGCTTCATTAGCTTTTATTTTAAGGTCTGCTTCCTTTTTAGCTTCAGAAGCACCTTGAGCACTTGTTTGCCCTTTAGCATTAAATTTTGAAAAAGGATTTGATAGTAATGCTTTTGTATTACCTACACGTAAATCTTCTAATTGTCTTAATAAAGTTTCATTAGCAATTATACCAGCTTGTAAATTGGTTAGCTCTTGATTACCCATAAAAGCATCTATTGGATGTATGCCTCTTTCTGCTTTTCTTGTTTCTAAAGCTAGATTATTCCTTTTTTGAATTTGATCTAATGAAATTTCAGCAATTCTTTTACCAATAACCTCTTGCATTTGCTGTTGCTGAATAGCTTCTGTATATAGGTTTACTGCTGTAATTGCAGAATATAGGCCTGTTATTTTTTTGCCTTCTGCTTCATCTACTTTTGTAATTGCTTCTTTAACTTCTTGTAATGCTTTCTTTCTTTGGCCTTCTGTTGAATTAACATCAGTCATAACTGCAATCAATCCTTGTAAGTTAGAAATCTCAGCAGTTGTATAATTTACACTATTTTTAAGCTCATCATTAGTTTCTTTAATTGATTTCTTCCAATCTTCATTAGTTTTTGTTGAACCAAAAGCACCATTGTCATAAGCTGTAAAAAATGCAATTATTGCTGAAGTTGCAAGGTAAATAGGGCCTGTCATACCAGCAAGACCTCCTATTACAGCAGGTAAGTTATTTTGAATACCTCTAAAACCATAAGGTAAATCTTGTAATATTAAGGCAAAGTTTGTCCATTGTTGATTAGATTTTTTTACTGCATCACCAACCCCTCCCATTGTTTTGCTTGTCTTACCAGCAGTTTGTCCAACTTGACCTAAAATCTTATTTGTATCTTCTAAATTCTTATTAGTAACTTTTACATTACCACTTACGATTGTGGCAGTTTTACCCATGCCTTCCAACGCTTTTGTAATGGTTTCAATTACCTCCTTGGTTATCCCAATGTCTGCCTTAATCTTAATTACTATATTCTCTTCTGCCATTATCTTATAAGTTTATATATGTCCATATTTTTTAAGCACAGCCTTCAATTCATTTTCATCCATCACTCTAGGCTTCACAAAGTTACGAGTATCGCAGTCTAATTCAATAAGCTCACTAGGTTTAATCTTCTTCCCTTTTGGTAGTTGAATATTTATCAACATTGTTGTCTGCCACCTAGTTCTAATCCATTTTTGCTCTTCCTCGTGCCTATAACCATACCAAACAAAATCTAACTCAGCCATCGTCATCTCCCAAAACAAATGGGGAAGCACTTTGCACTCCCCCATTGTATATTTCTCTATGTCAATCCACTCTAATTTTTTTTTACTCCATCCTTTTTACTTGACTTTGTTGGGGCAGTTTCTATTCCACTATTTAAACTTTCTGTTAGTGCTTTCATTACATCTTGGAATTTTTGACTTCCCATTCCTCCCATATCATCTACCCAATCACAAACTTCTATTTCAGTAAAGTTTGGTGTTATACCTTGTGAGTATAATGGGTATTCAGCAGCAGCCTTCAGTAAGTTTATTATAGCATCTAAAGAAGCTTGTCCACTTAAAGCCTCTCCTATTTCAGAAGGCCCTATGCCTTGTAATTGACAGAATCTTTTAAGACTCCAAGTACAAAAACGCATCGGTATCTTCTTTCCATCGGAAAGAGTTAATTCAAATTGTCCTCTCATTTTGGTTTATTTTTGGTTGGTTATTATGAGTTGGTTCCTACGGTCAAAGCACCTGTTCCTTTGAAAGATACTGAGTAAGTAACTGGATTCTCCATATCAGCAGTTACATCAAAACTTTCAATAAAAGCACTTCCTGACCAATAGTAATCACCAGTATTTAGTGTAGACCCACTTACTACTGTAGTAAACTTAACTGTAACTGCAGTTCTAGCTATTGCATAAGCAGATAATTCTGCTGTTGAAACATAGGTTGCTGTAGCTGCTGGTTCAATTGTAGCTAAACCATCAGTTGTTAAAGACCAAGACCTTTGCCCACCAATTTCTGCTGCCCATCCACCGCTTTCTTTATCTGAAGCATCTGGAGTATCTATATTGATACTTAAAGAGCAAGATGTTGAATGAGCTATTACTTGCCCCTCAATAAGAACTACTAATTGAGTTCCGTTAAATACACCTGTTGTTGCTGCCATTTTATTTTATTTTTCTTTTATGTTAATTGATTCACGAAATGATCCATTGTTATCACCCTTCTGAAAACATAAGCTTCATTCACATAGTCAAAGGTAGCAATATTAGAGCTAACCCTTCTAGTTACTATTTTAAAATCAGGTGCCGTACTTGGGTAGTTAGGAGGATTAACTCCTACAATTTCTAGAAATGCATTAGTATATGTATCTACTGATTTCTGCCCTACTTCACCTGCTTTAAAGGTTCTATAAACTATGTCAAATTGAATACTAACATCAAAACCGAAGCTTTGTTTATTACTATTCTCTACTTGTGTCTGACTACTGATAATCAAATAAGGTGGTTCTACTGTGTCAGGTGCTATGGTATCATAAACACTCAATGAGTAAGAAGCCGCTGTAAGCTTATCTATATAAGCCTTCCTTAATGTATATCCGCAGTCCTTCATTTTTTACAAATTTAACGAAATATATTTATATCCTAATTTTCTTAATCTTGTTAACCATCTTGCCTAAAACCTCGCTATACGAATTAAACATAAAAGGTCTGTAGGGCATACCTATAAAGTTTTTGTTTTTCTTAAATGTTAAAGCGTAAGCTTCTAATTCATTCATATCTAAATTAGGATAAACTGGTATTCCAAAACCAAAATTACCTGTACCAAATTCTACATAAGCTGCATAACGAGCACTAGCAAATACTGTTGCACCTACACCTTCTGCGTATATAGTATATCCTATTGAGTTTTTTAAAGTACCGCCATCTTTTTCTGCTTTAGGGGCTTTTACCTTAGCAGCAGTAGCTATTTCTTTAACAGATTCATTTATAATCTTTACAGTTTCCGTCTGTATTGTTATAGATGCTTTTTGTAGCTTTTTTACTAGGGCGTTGCCACCATAAATTGTTACATCAAAACTGCTCATTACTTAAGAGTTGCACAACCGATTAAATAATACTGGTTTAAATCACCTTCGTTTATAATAGAATTAATCATATAAGTATTTGATTTCCAAGTAATTACAAGAGCATTAGTAAATGTCTTTCCACTTGTATATCTAATCCTAAATGTAGCTCCATCATTAATATTATCCTTACCTGCTATATTAGTCCTACTGTTCGTATTAGAGACCAATTCAGCCCAGCAAACATAATATGATACCAAAGTGTTCACAAACCCTCCAGCACTATCAGATACGCTTGTTTTGCTGTTAAACGTTATTCTATTTCTTAATTTTCCTATCATTATAAGAAGGTACTTACCCTTTTGTAAGGTTTCATTAATTCGTAAGCAGTTGTTAAATTGGCTGAAGGCTTAGTGCTTTCAACGCTTGATTCTCTGTATTCATATAAATCACCTACCATCTTTAATAGAGCTGTTTTCATAGACTCAGGAGTTGTAGAGTAGCCACAAGTATAAGTAAATCTAAACTCACTCATAAGTGGAGATACCATATAAATCTTTTTATAAGTATCACCTAAAACTCTATAATCTCCAAGTACCATTGCTACCCAAGCAGCACCATCCCAATATTCTACTAATGTAATACTATTGATAGGAGCATAAGGAAGCTCTATAAACTCATCTACATAAGCTACTACTTTTAAAGTTCTAGCCGTCATAGCTACCGCAGCATACTGCTCTAATCTGATTCTAGCCGTTTCTATAAGGTTAGTAATCAAAGTATCATCCTCGCTATAATCTACTCGTAAATAATCCTTTGCTGTCTGTAGGGTAACTATTGTTGCCGAAGGGGCTACTGTAGTAGTTACATCTCTTAGTATCTGCATTATGCTAATTTTTACAAAAATAACTAAAATTTAGTGTAAACAAAAAGGGATAGCTTTTTAGGCTATCCCTTGTATTGTAAATCTAATTAAAGATTATGCGACGTTGCCAAAATCCCCATAAATAAACGCACCAGCGTAATAAATAGGTAAAGCGATACGAGCCTCAACTCTTACAGTAATCATATTCTTAGTAAAGTTATCACCATCAAATTCAGAGAACTGAACTGAGATACCTTGATTCTGCATAATTTGAGCACCCATAGACCAGTCACCTACTACAAACTTATCTACTGCGATTGCAGTTGATTTGTAAAGAGGGATACCAGCGATAGATACACTACCATCAGTTGTAACAACTGTAGAAGCAGGTAAAGTATAAGCAGAGTTAGTATTCTTAGTATTCATAATAGCAGCCCAATCAGTTGGGTTAACTAAGATACCTGTAGCAGAGTAGTTAGAAGTTTCTAACTGAGCAATAGCTTGTACTAATTGCTCTACGTCTACTGTAGCAGCACCTGTTGCAGCTGTAGCTACTGGTAAAATACCTTGTAAGTTAGGAGCAGTACCATCACCACTTAAGATTTGAGCATCTTCAGCAACTAAATACTTCTCTAATAAACGAGATTGTAAGAAAGAAGTCATAGCAGGTATATCATCTAACATTTGACGAGAGATACGAACATAACCAGCGATATACTGAGCAGCTGCATCTTTCATTGTAATGTCAAAATCAACTTGTGCTTTAGCAGAACCTTGAGTTTGAGTTGCTGGAGCACCTTCTCCACCACTTTCGTAAGGGAAAGTAAATAAACCTTGAGACAAACTACCGATTGGTAATAAGCTTCTCATATGCACCTTACGAGAAGGTAAACCATATACTTGGTTAGCATATTGACGAGTGATGTCACCTGTAAGGTTAACCGCTTCTGTCATATTTCCTACTGCCTTAGTGTCCATAATAAAGCTTGTACGCTTTTGTTCACCACGAGCTAATTTAGCTAAGTTATCGCCATTTTGGTCGATAGCTTCTGCAAGGGTAGCGTTAAACCCTTTTACTTCTGTTTGATTCATTTTAACACGATTGTTTTTTGCTTCCATTTTTTCAATTTCATCCTTAACAACTGAGATTGAAGCTTTAGTAGCTTCTAATTCAGCCTTTACGCTTTCTAATGCACTAGCATTATCAGCCTTCGCACTTTCGATTGCTCCGTTTACTTCGGATTTAATGCCTTCGAATGCACTTTTAATTTCTTCTACCATTAGTTAAAAATTTTAAATGATTGTAAATATTTGTTTACCTCTAGCTCGATAGAAATCATCGGATCAGCTTCCTCAGTTGGCAATGCTTCTTCAGCGGTTGGCTCAGGTGTGATTGATTCTTCATCTTCCATCTCAGATAGATATTGTTGTAATTGTTTAAGTTTAAGTTCTAACAGCTCGAATGTTTCGTCAGTAAAGTGTCCATTTCTCAAAGACTTAATGGTCTTACCCATCTCATCTACTAGAGTTGACTTAATCTGACTTTTAACTCCAACTGTTGGTGTATTTGCGTTTGCACCCCACAATACGGAACTTCCCTCATACAATTTAATTTCATTGATTTCATTGTACCCTGATTTCGCTTGTGACTTGATAGTCTGAAATCCGATACTATGTTCTGTGATATGACCTTCTTTATATAACTCATATAGGTCATTGCCTAATGTCGTATTAGGTATCTTAACACTTGCCTTTAAACCATACGCATCTTCGTACATTTCAAATGGTTTAGCGATAGGCTTTTCAGTAGAGTGGTTCATTAAATGCCATACTCTATTTTTAGCCTGTGGGCCATTCTCTTTTAAGGTTTTAGTAAAAGCACCTGGTGTAATAATATCACCATCGCTATCTACATTACCAAATGCAGAATAGTAGACTGTAATAACTCTACTATTGTCTTCCATATCTATGGGAGAACCTTCAATCGACTTTTTGTTATAAAAATTACTCATATTTATTTGTTTAAGCTACATACACCGTACAACATCGGCAGTTGCAGTTGTTTACTGCTCCACCGTTCTCATCGTGTGCATATTGCATTTCAATTACACCGTATTTAGGAGTGTTTACTAGGAATGGTTCATTCACAGGTATTCTCACTCCACCATCATCAGGATTCGTCTGTCTATCTAAGGCTTGATGCCAAGCTCTAGGTAGTGCTATGTACTCAGCGTGAACCCATTGTTTTAGCAAAGGTATATTAATTCCTCTTGTTGCTCCCATCGCACCTGTACTTAAAGCTTGATGAGTTTCTGTTCTTGCGATTAATAAACTCCTTGCGTTATTTATTTTTCCTTCCCTAAGAAGCTGAATAGCCATTTCGTTTATTTCGTTTGTAGAAAGGTTATTATCTCTTCCGTATTGAATTACGTTATTGAG